GAGTTTGTAAAGAAGATAAATAAAAAGGAGAAAGTACTAAAATGACAATGAACTTCAGAGATTTGCCTGATATGTCTGCTGCATACGCAGAGATACAAGAGAAAGCAAAAAAGAAACTAGATGCTGTCGGTAAAGAAGATGGTGATGTAGATAATGATGGTGACAAAGATAAGTCCGATTCATATCTCCTCAATAGAAGAAAAGTAATTTCTAAAGCAATCAAAAAAGAAGCAGTAGAAGTAGAAGAAGGTAAAGCATACGGTCTGACTAAAGGAACTGGCAAACCAGGTGGTGCGATGAAAGCTTATCTTGATAAGAAAGCAAAAAAATTAGAGGCAGAAAAGAAGAAGCAAAAACCAGAGTACAAAAATAATCCTGCATTTGGTGATCCAAGTCATCATTCAAACAAGAAGATGTCAGAGCATCATCAAAAAGATAAAGATGGTAATACTATTCCTCATGAAGATGAATTAAATGAAGCAGATAAGAAAGGTAAGGGTAGTGGTGAAAAAGATGCTTGCTATAAGAAAGTAAAAGCAAGTGCTAAGGTATGGCCAAGTGCATATGCATCAGGTAGATTAGTTCAATGTCGTAAGAAAGGTGCAGCAAACTATGGTAATAAGAGTGAGGAAGCAATCTGGGAAGAGATTGGTTCACTACTAGAAGAGTTAGGTTTTGAAGGTGATATTGATATCACATTATCAGATAGTAATGAAATAGTAGAAGAGATTGAGTTCCAAGAATGTTGGAAGACTCACAAGAAAGTGGGTATGAAAATGAAAGGTGGTAAACTCGTCAACGATTGTCGTCCTAAGAATGAAGAAGTTGAACAAGTTGATGAAAAAAATAAGTATGACGATTCATTTATTGAGGGAGAAACAGGAAGTAAAAGAGCAAGAAGAGATACAACTGCTGCCATGAATAGAAGTGGTATGGGTTATGCAAAAGTAGGTCGTGCACAAAAGGAAAGACAAGAAAGGCATAAGGCAGACAGAGGAAAGAAAACTAAGGGAACTAAGGCAGGACATAGTGGTAGTGCATATCCACAGAGGAGTCATACTATAGACACAATGTATCCTCATAAGAAAACTGCTCGTTTAAAAGCAAAAGCAGCAGCAATGAAGAAAGAAGACTACGGATATGCTGAAATATATCCTGACAATAAGGTTCAGATAGATGAGATATCTGCAGACCTAGCACTCAAAGCTTCTAAGAAGGCAGAGGTAGAAAGAGGTAAGGCAGCAGTAGCAGGAAACAAAGAAAGAGCAATAGAGAAGATGAAGCAATCATCTAGACTATATGCTAAACAAGCTAAGAAACGTAGAATGGAGGCAAAGTAGTGCTATCATTCAAATCATATCTAGCAGAAAAAAAATCTAAGATTCTTATTAACCCTAAGAAAGATGAACTCAAAGAGGTTAAGAAAGAGCATGGTGAAGACTGTGACTGTATAAAGTGTGAACAAAAACGTAGACGTGAAGATGTAAATGACGGTCCTGATGTACAGAATGAGGCATCATATACAGGACCTGATAAGAAAGACAGAGCACTTATCAAGAAAATGGATAACCCTAGTTATCTTAAGAAGTTTAAAGATTATGAAAAGAACATGGATCCTAAGAAGCGTCAAGCACTTAAGGATAAAGCAACTAAGGGTATGAAGTTTACTCATGAAGGGAAAGATCTTGCACTTGATATGATCAGGAAGAAGTATAAAGATCAGATCATGAAGAGAGGACAACCTAAGAAAGTTAAGGGTGCTAAGTCTACTGCAGGAACTGGTAAGTATAAGAAAATGGCAGATGAAAAGAAACAAACTGCTGCTGATGCTAAGAAACGTGGGTTCAAAGATGTACAATCTTATGTGAATACGATGGCAAGATATGGAGGAAAGGATAATTATGATAAAGGTAAGGGGTTAGGTACTTGACTTACCCCGCAACTGACGATACACCACATTATGATTGGTGGTTTGATGACTCCATACCAAAAGCAAAGTATGGTGCATTACAATGTTGGATTTATAATGAAGATTCACAGCCATGGATACAAGATTCCGATCTTACAATACATAATGCAATGTATACTATGGCAGGATTAAACCTTGCAATTTTAGGAGGCGGTAGCAGTGGAGTGTGGTGAAGGTAAATACTATTGTAATACAGATCAAAAATGTAAACCAATTCCAAAAGGTTATAAGGTCATGCATGATGGATACCTAGTAAAGGAAGGCAACTTACACAAGTGGTTTTCTAAATCTAAATCAAAAGATGGTAAGAAAGGGTGGGTCAATGTAGTCACAGGTGGTACTTGTGCTAGTGACAAACCTGGTGAAGGAACTCCTAAGTGTGTATCATCTGCAAAGAGAGCGTCTATGACTAAGGCAGAAAGATTATCTGCACAAAGACGTAAGAAAAAAGCAGATCCTAATCAACAATCTAAGTCTGGTGCTGCTAAACCAACCTATGTTCCAACCGATAAACCTAAAAAGAAGATGAAAGAAGCTACAATATGGTGGTCACAAAAAGCATTAGATCAGTTAGATGCACTGAAAATGGATGAAGCAAAGGTAGATCAAGGTAAAGATGATGCTGCTAAACAAAATGAAAGAAACCAAAGAACATTTGGTAATAGAAGAGGATCTAGAGGTAGTTTGGCATCACACGAAGACACAGAGGCAAGAAGATATAATACTAAAAAAGGTAGAGGTGTAAAGATGAAAGGGAAGAAAGATAAAACACCAGTAAATTACCACAAGAAAGATAGTCAGAAACGTGTTGATGCTCTTCTTAAGAGTATGAAAGAAGGAGTCAAGAGAGATGAGTATGGAGATATAGTAGGAGGACCTAAGATCTCTAAGAAACAAAAAGCAAAAAATCTTTCAAAGAATGAACCTGACAATAAGATTGTAAGGAGTGAAGCTGCTGCGTGGACACGTAAGGCAGGTAAAAATAAAGAGGGTGGTCTGAATGAAAAGGGCAGGAAGTCTTACGAACGTGAGAATCCTGGTTCAGACCTAAAAGCTCCCAGTAAAAAAGTAGGTAATCCTCGTAGGAAATCATTCTGTGCCAGAATGAGAGGTATGAAGAAGAAACTTACAAGTGCAAAGACTGCAAGAGATCCAGACAGTCGCATCAATAAGTCTCTTCGGGCATGGAATTGTTCTTACGAGTGGCCAAAGGACAAAGAAATGATTGAAACAACAAGTTTAAAAAACGAAATCATAGCGAAAGCTCAAGAGAAACACAAGGAAGCAAAGCAGAAAAAATATAAACAGATCATGGATGCAGGTAAGGCTGCTAAGAAGAAAGTAGGTAAAGATCCCAGAGGTGTAAGAGCACTATCAAAAGGTAAGTGGGGATACGTTAAGAACAATCAGTTTACACCCGACTAAAGTAGCCTATATAGGGTAGAATTATACGTTAGATCATGTTATCTTTTCTTCTACCATTCGCATCTAAAATTGTATCTGATGCTGTATCTAAAATCCCTGATGACTCAGAATTGGGTGAGGGTTTAATCAAATTGTGTATTGTTATCCTAGAAAAAGCAGTTAAATTAACTAAGACTGACATGGATGATAAACTTCTAGAAACTGTAAAATCTGCTATAAAAACTCGATAGAAATCGAGGTCGTAGAGGCAAGTTTTTTTATAAATAATTTGAGATAGAACGACTAATTAGGAGTATAACTATGGCACTTTGGGGTGTTACAGACGCAGACGAATCTAAGCCTAAGTGGGCTGTGCGTGGTTCTGTTTGTGATCCACAAAATATATTCGCAACCTCAGAGGGTTGGGTATTGAGACATTATAAAAACGCAGCTAAGACAGCGTATTGGGACGAGGTTCTTGTCTCTGTTGATGGTCTTGTAGGTGCAGGTGGTCGTGGTACTAATACTCTTGGTGGTGCTGACATTACTGCAGTATTCTTTGAGGAGACTGGGTATGCAGGTGGTGCAACTGGATCTGTTGTCGTTATATACAACGAACAGGTTAACGTCACAAACGGTGCAACTCTAGTCGTTAGAAATACAACTGACTCTGCTAATATCACTGCTACTGCTGCAGCACAAACTTCAACAAACCGTGTTGAGTTTACATTTACTGCTGCTGCAACTGGTAAAGCACATGCTATCCAAGCACAAACAATCTCTGGAACTATCGTTGACTCAACAGGTGGTGCAACATCTGATAAGGCATTCGCAACTGGAGACGTAGTTGGTGCAGGTGGATCTGGCTCTACTACAACATTTACTGCAAGTTAACTAACTAAATGATTTTTGACGAACTGAATGAGGAAACCTACATTCTGTTCGCCATCAAACATTATGAAAATCCTCATTGTGTAACAAGAGAGGACTTTGATGAGGATATGAAACGTTTCAAATACTTGAAGCGACTTCTTAAACGTTATGTTAGAGGTGGTGCGTTAAGAACTCACCTGATTATAAATCATCTGATCATACTTTATAATGTTTTTGGCGAGGCAGCAACTCCCCTTCTATTCTTCCGATTAGAAAGGGAGTATTGGTCTATACTCAAAACTATATTAATGTATTTGAATAAATATCCTACAGGGATGCTTCCCGAACTTGATATTGACGTTGACATCCAAAAGGAGATAGATAACCTATGAACGAAGAGATGCAAACAACTGGATATACTGGTGCAGACGCAGCAACAGGTCCTACTGCAGGTTATGATCCTGTTCAACGTTTTCGTGGTAAGGTTAAGAAGAAAGACGCTAAGAAATTAGTCATGCCTGGTAATAAATTAAAGGAAGATATGCACATGAAGAGTAGATTATTTCAATACAAGGTGAAGATACCTAATGTTGGTGAGACTATTCTATTTGCTAACTCACCTGCTGAACTTAAGATGAAACTACGCATGAGTATCATGCCAAATCTTAGGTCTGGTATCGAGATAGAGAGAATCCTACCTGCAAATGCTGCAAAGTATTTCATGGATAGAAGAATGAAAGCTATGAAGAATATACAATACGAAAGTTCAGAAGATCAGATGAAACAGCAGATGGCAAACTCAAAGATTGCTATCGAAAAGAAAAAAATAATGCTAAAGAAACAACAATTACAAAAACAATTACAATTAAAGACACAACAACTTAAAAAACAAGTAAGAGCAGGGACAGAGCAAGACGAGACAAGGTAATGTCTGACATAAACTCAGCAATAATAGAAAGACTCGAACGAGTCGTTGACACTCTACAGGAAAACTCTGTTAAGATGGGTCAACTTCTTGCTGTACACAATGAGAAGTTAGATAAACAGGATAAGATAGACGAAGTATTATTTGAGAAGATAGATAGACTCTCTGCTGATGTTAATAGAGAGACGAACGCAATAAAGAAAGGATGCGAAAGAGATATAAGAAAGGTAGATGATAGATTGAGAACAATAGAGAAAAAAATGTGGTCTATAGCAGGTGGATTGGTAGTAATATCATTCATATTATCCGTACCAGGTCTACAAGTTATGAGAAACTTGACAAATGACAAAGAAGTTAGTACAATAAGTGGGTTAGAAATCCAAAATATTGAACGAGTTCGTTGATGCCCATTATGTCACTTTACTTTCTGGTAGACTAGACAAGTTTACAAGGAAGAAAGCAGACCTATATAACTTTCGTTGCCCTTACTGTGGAGATTCACAGAAACATAAGAACAAGGCACGAGGGTATTTTTTTAGGCTTAAGCAAGACATGGTATATAAATGCCACAACTGTGGTGTAGGTAGGACTCTACCTAATTTTCTAAAGGATCATGCTCCTGATCTTCATGATGAATATATCATGGAGAGATATAAGAGTGGTACTACAGGTAAAGGATCTTATGTTCCTAAACCAAAATTCAAGAAACCTGTGTTTGAAAAACATGGAGATCTGAAAAGTATTGCTGATCTAAATAATGAGCACCCTGCAGTAAAATATATAAATGCCAGACAAATTCCTAGAGAATATCATAAAGAAATCTTCTTCACAGAAAGATTCTATAATTGGGTTAAGCAACAGAAACCATCGAGCACAGAAGTCTATGGTGATCAATGCAGAATCATCATACCGTTCATTAAAAGAGATGAAGGACAAGATAGATGGTTTGGTTTCCAAGGCAGAAGCCTCGATCCAAGAGACAAACTCAGATATATCACAATAATGTTGGATGAAAACGAACCCAAAATATACGGTCTAAACAGAATCAATGAAACAAAACCAGTCTATATTGTCGAAGGACCTTTCGACTCGCTCTTCTTGGCTAATTCCGTTGCGATGGCTGGGAGCGATATTGATCCTCGGACGTATAATTGGAGCGATTATATTTGGGTTTATGATAACGAACCTCGTAACAGAGAAATCGTCAACCGAATCTCCAAGTCAATTGACAGAGGAGATAAAGTAGTAATATGGCCACATAATTTACAACAAAAAGATATCAATGACATGTTCCTTAGTGGACATAATGTAAAGTCTATGGTAGAATCAAATATCTATCAGGGCATAGAAGCAAAAATTAAACTTAATAGTTGGAAAAAAGTATGACTCCACAGGAGATAAATGTAATCAAGAGAGATGGTACAAAAACACCTCTTGACTTAAATAGAGTTCATCATATAGTTGAACACGCTTGCAGAGGTCTTGCAGGTGTCTCTGAATCTCAAGTTGAGATCAGTAGTGGACTTCAATTCTTTGATGGTATCAAGACATCAGACATACAAGAGATACTTGTTAGGTCTGCTAATGATTTAATTAGTTTAGAAGCACCAAACTATCAGTATGTTGCTGCTAGATTACTTCTATTCAGTTTGAGAAAGGCAGTATATGGTGGTCATCCAGATCATCCAACACCCTTTGTTGAACACATACAATCATGTATAGATAGACACTTATATGATGGAGATATTCTTAAGAAATATACTGTTGAAGAGATAACCGAACTAGGAAAGTACATTGATCACGACAGAGACTATCTTTTTACCTATGCAGGTATAAGACAGGTTGTGGATAAATACCTAGTGCAGGATCGTAGCACAGGAGAAGTGTTCGAGACTCCTCAGTTCATGTACATGATGATCGCTGCAACCCTTTTCCAAGACGATGATAAGTTTTACAGATTAAAATATGTCAAAAAATACTACGACGCAATCAGCAAGCACAAAATCAACATTCCCACACCTATCA